AAAGCGACAGGTCTAACCTTTTCCCATGTTCGCATGGTTTACGATTAAATGAAACAAATGCACTTGCGTGTATCGCTGTCCGGGTAACCGGATATACTAAACATCCATAATAAGGAGGATAGTAGAATGGTATTAATACCAACAGATAAACGTCTGCACCGCATATTGTACGCTTTACATATTCCAAACACTATCTCGCGAGAGATGGTGGCTGAAATACACAGATGGACCGAGAAATCGGGACCTGAATGGACAGTTAAGAGACTTAAAGCCCTCAAGACTGATTTCATTAGGATTACAGCTGGCCTTGCCCCCTCTTCGGAGTGGGTTAAGTACAGTGGTAATTATCCATCTGGTGTGTTCGGTCGTCTGTTTCGATGGGGACATCGAGACAACAAACGGCTCAAACGCGCTTTGAATGCGTTGATGAGTTACACTTCGTATATCGCCAGAACGGAGACAAAGACACAACTTGATAAGTTTTACTGCTCGGTAGCAAGCCCAGCACTAAACGAGTCGGTCGTTGACAGCGTCTTCGATACCTATATACGACCCTTTGGTGGAAACTTTAGGGTAGGTTATAGGCGCATACGAACAGTGAAAGACTATATTCCAAGCTCGACAAAACGTTGCCCTACCAGCGATGGTAAGACGACCAATGAAGAGAACTGGTTACAAACAGTTGACTGTCTATGGAAGACAAAACTTGGAAGGAGAATGTACACTAAATATCCTCAGATTCGAGAGGTCGTAAGACCGGTCGAGGGATTCTTGAGACCCGACGTTTTGCACGTCATCGCTTTCGGTAACCCGGAAGAAGGAAAATATAGTACAGGTTTCGCTGGTAAGATAGGGCACATTCAAGAGCCCGGTCTGAAGCTCAGAGCGGTAGCTAATCCGTTCAGAGTATACCAACTTAGTCTATCACGTTTGGGTGATCAACTCTATGAGTTGATCCAGACATTACCGTGGGATTGCACCCACGACCAAAATAGTGGAACTGAATGGGCAGAAAGAAAACTTTCTACCGGATCACGAATGTTTGCGGTCGATTTATCGGACGCAACAAACGAGTTTCCACTACAACTTCAGCTAAAACTGCTTAGGACGGTGTCAGGTGTATTAGAAGAGGATATCAACCTCTTTGAAGACCTTTCTACTGCCCACTGGTTATCTCCTACCCATGGA